AAACCCTTGATTGAACCTACGCTTACAAAAGCCGCGCCAAAAGCAACTAATGATTCTGTGGCTTTGCTAAACCCTGTGGTAAGCTCTTTAGATCCGCTTTGCAGGTTTTTGTTTGTCTTTCCCGCTTGGTCGTCAATTTTCCGTAATTGCTCGACGGATTTCTTTTGTGCAGCATCGAATTTAGAAACGTCCAATCCTAGCGTTATCAAAAGGGAATCCACGACCGTGCTCATTTATTTGCCTTTCTTTCCGCCCAAATTTGCTTCATTTTTATACTTTGTTTTAAATTGTTTTCGGGCGTATTGTGTTTTTTTGCCGCTAGGCTCATTTTTTCTCTTGCATCTTTTGTGCTTAATGCTAATTTAATAGCATTTCGATGCTTTTCTTTATATTCTTGGTCTTGAAATTTCTTTTTATGAGCCTCGCTCATTTTTAATTTTGTCTCTTCGCTTGGTTTATTTCCAATATGAGCCAAAGACATATTTTTTCTCGCTGTTTCACTATGTTTTCTGCCCGTATTGGCGGCAATTATTTTTGCTTTAGTTTCGTCAGATACAGAATGCCCAATCATTTTTAATCTTCTTTTTTCAACGCTTTCTTTGGACTGTTTTCTACCTTTCATTTTTTCTGAATGAGATGGATTTTTTATCCCTTTTTTCAGTCCCTTATTAGCCGCCGATATTTTCTTTTTTGTTTCTTCTGAATGATTTATTTTTTGCAGATTTCGTTTTTCTTTTATTTTTAATTTTGATTCCGCACTATGTTTATGTCCTGATACCCCTTCGCCGCCATTAGTAATGTTGTATCCAAATTCAGAAATTTTTGTTTTTAATTCTTTAATAAGTTTAATTTCTAAATTAAGCATATCATTGCGAAAGCCGCTGGCAATGATATTAAATTCAAGATTATTAACGCCAAAACTTTTAATTGCTTTATGTATTGGCAATTTTGGATTGTCAACCCTAGATTCTTTACAATGCTCATTCAATCGGTCATAAGGATTAAATTGAGAAGTAAATCCGATGTATCGTTTTCCGTTTTGGAAAATTATAGAATAAACGTAGCATATTTTCATATGCTTACATTTTAATGTATTTTGTTAAATTAAACAAGTAAAGAATCAATTACAGTCGACATTTTATTTGTTTACCATGTATTTGTTATGCGAATCTATCGCGTTTATCTCTAAAAGAATCCACATATCGCCCACTCCGTAAACGGTTTGTAGCTCGTTTAAGGTTGCCAGCTTAGAGGATACCACCGTGGCTATCGCTTGACTGGTGTTTTGATAGTCGATGAGCTTGCGCTGGTTTGGGCTGACACTTCGGACGCCGAAGTCAACGGGTCGGCGCTTGTAAAAAAATCAGCGTGCAAGTCCCAAATGGCTTTTCTAAGTTGGAAGCGGGTTTTAACTTCTTCAATGTCAGAATCAATTAAGCCCCGTTTGACGTTAACGGAGGGGACTATTTGAACGCAAGTAAACATCTCGTCCAATAGCGGTTTTGCCGTATCGAATGGGATTTTTAATAGGCTCATATAACCCACCGCCATCAATCCAGCCATGCCTTGCTGCGCGAGTTCTGGGGGTATTTCAATACCAGCCTTCCCAACTGCTAGGATAACTTGAATAGCCCACATCTCCGCTCGGTAAGCATCCATTTCGGTAACGCAAAACTCTTTACCTTTGTCACGCCCTGCGGTCGCGGTGAATGTGGCTTCTTTACGCATTATTATCCCTTTATAGCGAAGGCTATATTATAAGGGATTAAACCTGTGATGCAGTAATGTTTTGCCAAGTAATTTCGTACACAACGGGCGTAAGCGTCTTTTTAACCGCTGGGAATGGTGTCGCCATAGTGAGGAAACCATTGGACAAGGTATAAACCATGCCAGTAGAAGGCAAAACGATAGTGCCCGATGCGTTAAATACGTCAACCGCCGCATCTTGGCTAGAGCGCCATGAATCAAATAGGAAAATACTAGGGCTATCGGCTTGCAGGTGAATCGTCATTTTGTACGGATTCCAAACCTTGCCGCCTGAGAGCTTGCCGTCAACTCCCATTAAGACTTCGGATTGTTGTACGCTTTCACCTTCAAAAGCGTCATCTACCGCATACCCTTGAATAGATGTAGGCGTAGGAAATAAATTATTGATTGCAAGCGATAGCTGCGAGTTTGCACTGGTAATAGTTGCCATGTTGTTATTTCCTTAGATTATTGAACGACGATGCTTGCGAGGCTAATTTGTTGTACCGACTCACCATCTTGGTAATAAAGCGTGATAGGCGGTGATTGACGTGCTGCGCGTATTGGGGCAGTAGCTGTACCGATGTACAGATAGAAGCCTTGAGAATAAAGCGTTGTACTAATATCGAAGCCAATAGCGTATTGCATAGCCGCCGCTTGAGTGACGGAGGGTTGTACGCCTTTACGGATAGCGCCAAAGTTAACCCCTGCGCTGATAGGCACTAGAGCTGCTGAATAAATCAAGCCGTTACCCTGAGCATTGTAAGGCACTGAGTTGACCGTTGTCAATAAGTTGACAATAGCCAATTGAAGGTTAGCGTTTAACCAGATTTGGTTATAGTAGGTGTCAGCCCAAAGCCACTTGCCAGAGATAGAGCCTGGACTCATCCAATTCTGATTATTGGCTGGGTTGTTGCTGCCAAAATAAGCGTAGGTGTTGTAACCATTGCTTAAAACGGCGGTGTAGTTGGTTTGGTTTGTCACGTATGCGACTAAGCCGCTTTGTGATTGGAAGCAAAGAGTTGTACGACCGTTTAACTGAGAGAAGTTAAGCGATGCGCCATAACCCGCGACGAAGGCGGTGTGTGTGTAGTTACCATAGACCGCGATAGTGCCCTGTAATTGATTGGTTTGCAGGTAATTACCAAAGGTCACTGTGTTGTTGGCTGTGAGGGCGTTAACGTCAGAATCTTGGCAAGCGTAAACATAACGCGGTGCGACTGAGTTAGACCAATTAGCAAACGCTTCTTTCTCTGTCAGGACTGATTCCCAAGTGGTGAACAACGTTGCCCAGTTTTGATTTAGGGTCAGCACGTTCGCCATAAATGCCGCTGGCGTAGCTGGTGCTGCGCCTTGGCTTAAGACTGCGCCTGTTGCTTGGGTAAGGAATAGGTTAGCCGCTAAAGAACCCGAAGCATAGCTCATTGTCTCTACGCTGCCCGTGGTCGTCGTGGTAAAGATAAAGGCGTTTTGGATTGAGTCAAAGGTTACTGTAAAGCCTGGTGAGGTAAACCCTGCTTGAATAATCGAAGCTGCATTACTAAAGCTCGTCGCAGAGGATAGGGTAATCGTGCTAGAGGTGTGTGGAGTGCCTGCTACGGTAATTGTAAGCACGCCTGAGTAGGTTTGCAAAGTACCCAGCGTCAAAGTGCCGATATTAGCGGAGCGTAAAAATCCCGCTGTTGCCACTTCAGGGTAGAGCGTCATTAGTAAAGTCGCTGGCAAAACAGTAGAGTTATTTGTACCGCCGAAGTAAATCGCTGCCATTTGAGCTTCGGTTGACCCTGCTCCAAAGTAGCTCGTAACGCTTGCCGCGCTAGGGAAACTCAAAATTGTGTTGTAAGGCGCGTAGGCGTTTTGCGTCAATAATAGACCGCTTAAATCAAGCGCTTGACCGCCTACGGATAGTACGCCAGGCGTTACGCTGACGACTTGCGAAAATGGGATTGTGCTACTCATATAAAAATACTCCTAGGGTTTAAAAGTCTGGTCAAGGGGTGCAAGCGTGACGTTAATTGCCGTCATGCTTTGCTGTGAGGTTGTAATCAATGGGTTGTATTGAATGTTCGCTGTTAGTTTCCAGCGCTGCTCGTATTGAGCCTCACCGTCAATTAAGGGTAGCTGGATAGGGTTATCAGCGTAAAGAGGCTGAATGTTCGCGGGCATGGTGTCGGTTGCGTAAGCGTCCCTAAATAACGCCTGCGCTTGCATAGCCCACGATTGAGAGTTAGCCCCGTAAAAATCTAACTGAATTTTGTAGTTAGTAGGGGTTAGGATTGATTTTGTTTGATTCGCGTAGTTGTATGTGTCTACGTTAATCGAAAGCCTATCCATTCCCGCGCTAGTCATTGTTACAAACCCGCCCAAAGGCATTGGGACTTGATTATCCTGCCCCTGTACGACTGGTGTGCCTGCGGGTAAAAAGGACGTGAGAAAGCTAACCAAGGCGGTAAATACGTCTTGGTCAATGATATCTATGGTCATTTATTGTTGTAAGGTTACGATGACACGACACCAATCTGGGTAATTTTCCATCACTTGC